GGCCGTCCACACTTTTATCAGGTAAACCAACACACCTGAGCCATGTGCTATTGTCTAAGTATTTTGGTCTATGTATAGCTTGGAGCATTATATATTCTATTGGGCCTAGAGCGTCAACCCCACTATCTTTTACAAATTGTCGTTGTTGTTCTAAGGTTTTGTCTAGTTCATATAGGTGAGATTCATTCCACTTGTTATCAGCATCCATGAAGACAAACCTAACTTGCATGTCTTGGGCTAAGTCATACTGGTCCCACAAATTATCCCAGATCCACGTTTTGCGCTTCTGTTTCTTATCGAAGGCTTTAATCAAGTCTTTGAGGGTAAACTTTCCATTAATAGCTGGAGTTATAACTAACTCACAGTTATGGTCCTTGATTATCTTTTTAAGTTCAGGTGTTAGTTTTTTCTCGATAGTAGACAAGGCTGGGGGATTACCTAATCCCAACTCTTCCCAAGCCTTTTTAACATTTGTGTATTGTAGTTTTAGGTTAGTCATTTTCTTTCTCCTGCTCTTTCTTAATCGCTATTCTGCATTCATCTAGACTAGCTAGGACTCGTTTACCTGTCTGATTAATATAATCGTCTACGTTTAAGTCTTTAAGTTCAATATCTGCTCTATCTGGGCTTTTAAATACCATATCCCAACTAAAATCTTTAATCTTGAATATTACGTGATGCGTATTTTGCATTGTTCTTGCCTCCTTTTGAAGCTAACTTCTTTAGTTTAACTTTATCCATCATGGCCCAGCCTTTAGGGACTTTAGCCCTACCTCCCTCACGCCCCCATTTAGCTCTCTTTTTTCGTAATTCTTCGTTTATCACTGGGTGTCTCCTTGTAGTCTTTCTTAAGTGATCTGTACAGTCTTCTAGCTTCAGTATGATTTAAAGAACCATAAGTATCATTGACATATCGTCTAAGGAGTTTACTTATTCGTTGGTTCATCTGGTTGCTCCACTATTTCTATTAGGTTATAAGGATCTTCTTTTAACAGGGCAAATATCATATGTCTAGCAGGAAAGTCGGGGAAGTAAAGATTCTGTACATCTTCTTTAGTTAAACCTGACTTCGGGAAGTTTATAAAACATACATAGAACTTCTTAGGATCTAACTCAAATGCATATGCTTTTACTAGTTCTACTTTCTTCATACAACCCTCACCTTTACTTTATATGTTCGACTTAAATACTTAACAGGTATTTTCATTTTACCCTCAACTTTCGTTTAAAATTCCCTAATATCTTATAATTCTTTTTAATCTCTATCACTCTGAATGCGTCTTTAGCAGGTAATTTAGGGTGGTAGGCGATCAGAACTGCCTTATCTAATCCACAGATCATCATACCGAAGTGTATTTGTGCTAGTATTTCTGCCGGTATCCTTCTTAGAAGTTCGTAGTGTTTTGTCTCATTAAAACATTTAACCTCTATCAAAACATCTCCCAAAACTCCATCAGGTGAATAAGCACATTTGGGATATTTAGGATTATGAACTAATCCTACCCTCAAAACATCTGCGTCTACAATCTTCTCGTATATCTCTAAAGCCTCATCCTCAAGCACGTGTCCCCTCTTCGTATGCCAGTTACCTCCGAATCCGGTATCTTTAGTCGTGGAATATTCTATCGCACCATACTTAAGTAATTTGAGTGAGTTAGAGCCGGTATACTTACCTTCACGCTCTTTTAGCCAGGCATCCGACCCCTGTTCTAGGTCTATGATCTCAGGTTGCATTCTCAGTCTCCTCCATTATTCTCCTAAGTGTCTCATCACTAGCATCTAATTCTGCCTGTGCTTCACTAGTCTTGGCATCGGTTATCTTTCTAACAGTATCCGTTAAGTTAGTATTAGCCTCTACAATTGCCTTCTTCTCTTCCTCTGTGGCCTTCTCTTCTTCTAGGTCATCGTATTCAATAATCTCTCCAGTCTTAGTATCTGCTCTAACCTTCTTACCGGCTTCTGATAGTGAATCCCAGTAAGCAGCTTCTTTGAATCTATTATCCTTAGAACTACTAGGCAATACTTTAAATAGTCTTTTAAGTGGAGATTTACGGATCATTCGCTCTTGCCATTCCATCCAAGGAGTTCCAGCACCCTTAGCTTTAACGGCTTTATCTTTAATTTTCTTTATTTCACTTGGGGACATTACCTCAAACATAAGTTCACCACTATTCAGTTTACCGACAGCATAAGCAGCTATAATACCCTTAGCGTTTGTTCGATCTATAGTTAAGTTCTTCTTGTGATGTATGAAGTTAGTCGCATCGTCATAATCAAATTCGTCCTCGGCAAATACTATATCTGCTTTGATAGTCTTTACTATTCCCGATCTATAAGCTAACTCGATCCCCCCAGGATACATTAGTTGAAACTGTAACTCTCTGCCATAAGGGATTAAAGTAGCGTATTGCTCTGGAGTATTAGGTAAAAGGTCCAGCCGCATACATTGCATCATAGCCGTAAAGATACTCTCAGGCGTACAGTTTGCTATCTTTTGATTGGTTCGCATTAAGAAGCCTAACTGTGTTATGAACTCTTTTGCTCGTTCTTTACCTACTAAGGTGTTAGCATATTGCAGTACAAGTGTTCGAGCAGCTTCTGTGGTAGTTAGTTTAGCCACTATTCCAGTAACTTTAGTTAATTGATTCTCCATGTTATTTAAGCCTCTTTACCAAGTAATTAGTTACTTTAGGACTTGTCCCTTTAGGTGCTTTGCCCTCTAGTTGATAGATAGTTCGTATCTTAGTCTCATCAGGTACTCTCTTAAAGAACCTTGGTGGTAAGAGTTCCTTATCAATATCAAAACCTGTTCGCTCGGCGATCGTTAAAGTTCCCCATTCACCTTTGACTTGCTTAAGATCATACTTAATCATCAACTCTTCTACTTTATCCCACTCGGCGTTTATTTTGTCTTGTGTTTCTTTTAGTTTAGCTACTTGATCGGCTACCTTACTTTGTAGTTCGATAGCTTCTTTAGCTTTTAGTTCGATAATATTAGCGTTGTCCATTATAACTCCTTAGTTCTTATTACTTCTTTCATTCCTTTAACTAGCCATAGCCAGCGATAAGCCTATTTTGTCTACTACATCATCTAAGGCAAGATAACTCTTCGACGTTTTACCGCTAGCTATGGTTCTGTTGGCTGCTTACGGCCTGGGCGCTTGTAGTTGTATCTACGCTGGTTTGCCAGCTGACACTGTCTACATCGCCTATGACCTGTAGCTTTAATGATGATTGTGTTGGCTTCATCGAAAAGGTGACCTTGTTTGCAATGAGTAAGCCAAGCGTGTGCTCGACGTGTATTCTCTGCATTAGTTACTATTTCAATATGCTTAGGGTTTATACAGCTTCTTACTCTGCATAGGTGGTCGCTTACCATGCGGTCAGGTATTAAACCTATCTCGCTTTCGTAAACTACTCTATGCGCTCTAAGGAGTTTCCACTTACCGTCTACCTTTACTTGGACTAATCCATAGTCGTCAGTGTGTATTGGCCCTGCATACAGCCAGCATTCATCTGTAATCATATACTTAGTTTATATTACTAAGCTCTGATAGTCAACAGATTTAGCTAGTCAAATTGTTAAAGTTCTCATGATGCGGGGCAAGCCTTAAGCTTTGAGGATTATATCCCTTTCGACCCCGCTATAAAAAGATTAAGCTAGTTGAGCGATCCGTCTTAGGTGATGACCTGGTAGATCGCTCGTTCACTCGGCTCTTTTTAAGGTTCTAGCGTTGATCCTTATCTTACGCTGAGTTTAAGTATAAGCTAAGTTATGCTTATAGTCAATAGTTTATGCACAGGTTTATTTCAAACCTTCAGCTAAACCAACCAGGAGCGTACCGAATGAAGTAAATGCTACATAAATAGCGAATACTGTTATTAAGACACCAAACTTATGTTTGACGACTAAAAACCACAGCACCTTACTTGAAGGCATATTATTAATAGTTCTTTGTACTTCGTTTGTTACCGCACTCTTACTCGGACGAGATAGTTTAATATCCTCATAACTCATTGTTTTTGTTAACATTGCGTTGATCCTTTCTTTTTATTTATTGACTCTAGCAGTCTACTATAAGCATAAGCATAAGTCAAGTGGTATAATTAGTTGCCCAGGTTACTCTCTTAATTGAGCGTTGATCCGCCTGGGCTTTATGATATTATCAGTTTGTCCCAGCAGTAAGTCCCCGATATGGGCAGTAGAGCCTGGGACACTATTTAACCACTAACCGGCTCTCCTACTACTTGATAGGGTGGGCAAGGATTACTTATACAGGTGATGATCATAATTATTAGAATAACCGCAAGTTATTTAGTTGGTTTCTATCCTAACTAATAATTATATTAATCTTTAGTACCTAGTAAGAGTGTCTCGTTAACATTTAGTCAGGTGAGACAAGCCTGTAGGTACTAACATTCAGTTTTGATTAGGCTGAGAACTAAGGTTTGTAAAAGTACTTGTTGACAATAAGGATTGTTATGCTAAACTGTAAGTAAGTGAATTAGCAAACAGAGCCAACCCAAAAAGTTGGCTTTTTCTTTTTTGTCAATATTCAATTGTTAAGTGAATTATCAAAAGAATAGTAAATTACATTATATACTTCATTCCGAAATAATCAACGGTTGACTTTAATTATAATGTAGCGTACTGTCTTTAAGTATAAGCTAAGAAAATACTAATATGATTTACTACATAGCACTTATCATCGGTTTAATAGCAGGTAACATCCTAGGAATTTGTATCTCGCCAACTTTTGAATTATGATTGTCTATGAGGGAAGAGGCTTATAAGCCATATAGCGTAGGTAAGCAACTGATCCGGGGATTCTATAGACTAACTGGGTAGTCGTGATACAGCTAGCGAAGCTTACCCCCTCAGCCAGGGAAGATTAATAGTATGGGATACTAGCCCGCTTGCTAAGCGTAGCGAACTTAACGGTTTGGGGATCGAGACCTCAGTCTTCCGCCATACACCTGTTTATTAATATGATATAATCTGCGTATGAAGATCCAGATCCATAATCTCAGCTCATTGCCCCTTATAGACTATAGAACCGTGAAACCACTCCAAGGAGAGCTAAAGGATCTAACAGACAAGAATTATCAGAAGTTAAAGAATGTACTACTTAAGAGAGGATTTACCATTCCTCTTTTTGTTTGGCATAACAAAGAATATTACATTATGGACGGTCATGGCAGGCAGAGGGTGATGGTTAAAGAAGACATGACTCCCTACGAAGTCCCTTATGTAGAGATTGAAGCTAAGAACTTAAAAGATGCTAAGACACAATTATTAGAGATTACAAGTCAATACCAAACTATAACTCAAGAAGGTTTTGATGCATTTACTGCAGACTTACCAGAGGTAGAAGACATTAACTTTGATGCCCTAAGAGAGCAATCCGGGACCAGAGAAATATGGGAATATATATGTCCTGACTGTGGTCACAAGAATACAATCGGAGCTTTTGAGAAGGTTCGTAGGGAAGTTAAGGACCCTAATAAGATATAATAATGATTAAATGGCAAACTTCAATCCAAATACCAAAGGGCTTAAACCTGTTAAGAAGGGAGAGGTCCGCAATCCTTATGGTAGACCCAAAGGGTCAATCAATTTTAAAGATCTCGTTAAGAATTATGCCCAGGATCCCAAGATTGCAGATGCAGTTATTAAAAACAAACCTGACTGGTGGAGGAAATTACCTAACAGAAGAATGGCGGATGCTATCGTGGTTAGCATGATGGTTAGAGCTATGCAAGGCGATGTAAGAGCTGCTACTTGGGTTAGAGATACCGGTTTTACTGATGTCATTACTGACGTTGAACCCTCCGAGCCCACAACAGTTATACATATTAATCGAGTACCGGCTAGAGAACGTAAAATAATAGAAGGGGAAGTAAATGATAAAACCAATTAACGGTTGTTTGTTCTTAGAGTTAAAGGGACAGTATAATAATATCCAGGCTTCTTCTGAGAAATATGGGAATACCAAGAATCGTGGAATTGTTATTGATATAGCCAATGATATCAGAGTCAGTAAATTGAGAGGTGTACCTCTATTGCCTGCAGGACTTAAAGTTGGTTCAATAGTCTACTTCAATCAATACGAAGATCAATCAGCTTTCAAGCGTGATGGTAAAGATTATGCATTTATTAAATTTGAAGATATAAGAGGGGTTGAAGATGCAACCGAGTAGATTAGCCACCAACACACGTCTAGCAATCACAGGTGACGAGGCTCAATCATCTATTAAAGAGGGTGTTAGATTAGCCTTTGAGCTTGCTAAAGCAGCTTACGGTCCTCGTTCAGGTAACGTATCAATCGAAGCTCAATATGGTGATCCTATTAGTTCTCATGATGGTATATTCAACTTAGATCACTTACACTTAGAAGATCCTAAACTTGACATGCCAGCAAGAACATTAATACAGGCATCAAGGCAAACCAATGTTCATGTAGGGGATGGAACTACTGCCGCAGTTATCTTAGCCTCAGCTTTCTACAATGAAGCTAGAGAATTATTAGCTTCGACTTCATTATCCCGGATGGACATAGCTCGTAGACTACAGAATGCCGCAGGCCAAGTCTTAGACTACATTGACACTATAAAGATCCCTGCCACTGAGGAGCTACTAAAACAAGTAGCTATCATCTCAGCTAGTGATGAAGCTGTAGGGAAGCTGATTAACGAAACAGTTCAAGCCGTAGGTGCTGACGGTGGTGTTCTCATTGAGCAGTTCAGTGGTGCAGGAATCTATAATGAGATTACTAATGGTTTTTATTACCGTAAAGGATTCAGCGAATACTCTCCCTTAACAGATATAAATGGCTTAGAATCTAGGTTTGACTCAGTCCCTATCTTTGTATGTGAGAAGCCTCTCACCACACTAGGAGATATTGAACCAATATTAGATCAGATAGTAGGGGCTAAACTTAAACAGTTAGTTATTATCGGACAAGTTGAGCAGGAAGCAATGGGAGCGCTTGTAAAGCTTGCTTATCCTAATACCGTTCTATTAACGACCGTAGTTGACTCACCTGACTTTGGAGCTTTGCGTACCTTATTCATGGATGATGTAGCTCTATACACGGGAGCTAAGGTATTCAGCCCGGGTGCAGATGTGAATGATTTTGATATCTCAATGCTTGGTGAAGCCAAAGTCGTTGTTACTGAACATGCTACAACTCTATTAAATGGTGATGGGGAATCAAATGAAGACTTGTCGGTGCGTGTTCAGAACCTTAGAGATGAGTTGAGCGTCGCTGTTTCTCCGCAACATCAAGAAGCTGTTCGCAATCGTCTCAGTCGTTTAGCCGGACAGATAGCAATCTTAAGAGTAGGAGGGAATACTGATGTTGAGCGTGAAGAGGTCAAACTACGAGTTGAGGACGCTGTTGCAGCTCTCCAGGCAGCAATCAAAGACGGAGTTGTACCGGGAGGGGGAGTTACCCTCGCTAGAATACCGAGCCTTATCCCATTTAGAAAAGCATTTGAAGTGCCTCTTAGGACTCTCCTCGATAATGCAGGTCGTAATACTGAGTATGGCCTATGGCATGTGCGAGAAGCCAAAGACTGGCAGGGATATGACCTTAGAGATGAAACAGTTAGGTTAGTTAATTTAAAGAAAGCTGGTGTTGTAGATCCTACACTCGTGATTAAAGAAGTAGTTAGTAACGCAGCAAGTGTAGCTGCTGATCTAATTAAGACTACTGTCCTAATGCCGTTTAGTAATAGGGAGGCAAAACGTGGCTAGTTTTATTATCTTAGTCGTAGTGTTTGCAGTCATTGCTTTTTTAGGCGGCGTTAAATATAGAGAGCTAAACGATAAGATCAAACAACTGCAAGAGAATACTGAAGACGACGATGAGACCCCATTTGTTGACGTATCGCCTAAAGCTGTTAATCAAAGAATCCATGATTCTAATAGAGATCAAGAGTCTGCTGTCATCACGGCTAAAACCCCTCAACAAATAAAAGCTGAGAAGGAAGCCAAACTAAACGCATTCTTAGATAATTATTCAGGTAAGAAATGAACTATGACGCAACTCGTTGTAGAGATATCTGGGAGTTAATACATCTCTATGATGATGAGTTAAAGAAATTAGTAGATAGACATGTCCCTCTTAAATTATTCATAACTGAGCGTTTGCACGACCAGATAATGCAGATCAGACTTCAGGATTATATGGCCGGAAATACCAATCTTACCGAGAAGTATAAAAAGGAGTTTAGGGCTATTCCATACGAAATAGCCAAACCACAGGTGATAGAGATATGAGCTATGTTAAAAACGGTAAATACTATAAGGGAGCAGTCCATCTCAGTACCATGGTCAAGCCTCAACAGACCATGTATAAACAGCATGACCACGCCCGTCAGAGGTTTGATCACTCGGCAGAGATTTTACAACCCTATAAAGGGAATAAACCCAATAAGGATTTTATAGAGGTTTACCCAGATGAATCAGTCAGTTATGGTTTTCTACCTGGTGAAATAATAGATCCGAACGCTGGACGCACGCCAGATTATTATGACCAATGAAGTATGTCTACCAGATTATGATCCCTCTGAGAGACAAAAGCTTTTACATTCTGTAGATGCCTTTGAGATATTCTATGGTGGTGCGGCGGGAGGAGGCAAGACGCTAGCCTTATGCGCTGAAGCTATAAATGCCTGCTTAGACTACCCGGGTCAAAGGGTTTACTTCTTCCGTAAGACATTGAAGAACCTGGCTCAAGGAACATATCCAGTGATGATGCAACAACTGTCTCCGTATATGAACCTGCCCACAAAAGATAAAAGAGTTTTAAAAGATGGAAGCGTACTTGAGATTAAATATAATACACAGAAGTCTATTTTTAACTTTACTAACGGATCATTCATTCAGTTTGCTTACTTAAACTACACCTCGGATATATATAATTATTCGTCTATCGAAATGAATCATCTTATATTTGATGAGGTTACACAGTTCACGGGTGAGGAGTATGAGTTCTTAAAGACCCGTGTACGTTCAGGCGAGGATCGACCTTTGCATGTGATCTCTGCCTCTAACCCTGGTGACATTGGTCACAACTATTTCAGAGATAGGTTTATTAAACACCCCGATCCGTTAGTTAAATATGTTCCTGGTAAAGTGTTTTATGAGAAGTTTATAGATGAGGAGACGGGAGAAGAGTATGAGATTTCAAGAGTCTTCATACCGGCAAAGGTATCCGATAACCCTAATGGACATATAAGGCAAGACTATAGACGCAATCTTAACTCGATAGCCGATCCACAACTACGGAAAGCTTTACTGTTAGGAGACTGGGAATCGTTCTTGGGTCGTATATTCACAGAATGGAATGAGGAGCTTCACGTTATCACGGGAAAACTTCCAGTAGATATACGAGACTGCGAAAGATATATCGGGTTTGACTGGGGTTATAACGATCCTGGTGTTGCGACGTGGATAGCTGTCACCCCTCCTGACGAGGATGATATTAGGCATATGTTTGTTTACAGAGAGATTCACGAGAAGGGATGGCATCCAAAAAAGTGGGCCCAGATGATCTCTAGCATCGTGGCAGATGAGCCTGTCGAAGCGATGATCTTACCTCATGACTGCTTCTCACACCTTGGAGGGCAACGTACGATAGCATCTTACTTTGAAGAGTACGAGATCCCATTCCTTAGAGCTGACTCACAGAATCACGCAGCTAAGATGCACAGAATAGCTTTATTACACGATCTCCTGGCTCTTGGTCCAGACGGCGAACCTGCTATTAAGTTTCACACGAACGCTATGAACTGTATCTCTACGATCCCCACGCTACCTTATTCTAAGACTAGACCAGAGGAGATTGATGATAAAGCTGATGACCATGACTTTGATTCAGTAACCTACGCACTTATGGTAATTGACGATCCAACCATGATATTAGATAATGACGGCAGTAGTATCATCCAGCATCATGAAGAAGAGATACAGGAATTTAACAGAAATAATATAGGTAAAGCAGTGCGTGATTCAGAAATCAAGTGGTTACGATGAAAGGATTACAGCGAGACGCATTCTATTCTATCAAGTTGCACCAGAGATTAATTAAACCTCCCTACCCAGTTATGATTAGTTGTCCGGCTTGTGGTCATAAGTTTATGGAAGTGAACTCAGACATTATAGAGATTAGTAATGACTTTGGCTTACCCTGGAATGAAATTAGAGCTTTTTATCATTGGCAGAGGATTAAACATTCTTGTGGATCGTTTATCAATGTACTGTGGATTCCGGTGAAGTGATGTATAATAATAAAAGACGACGGTCCCTAATTTATAGGGATGTTTTTAATTAAGGAGACAATATGAAAGCAAGTGACGTTATAAAGAAAAAAGGTGAGACTGACAAAGAAGCGGTTGACGCTAAGAGCAAGGGTACATCGGGTAATACTTTATTTAAATGGATAGGCGATAGAAAGAACAAGAAGAAGGATCGCAAAGACGATAAGAAATAGAGGCTAGAGCGTGATTTATAAGACCTATAAAGGCGAACACTATATGCGACCAGCATGGCGATTAATGCTAAATCGTAGGAGTAATGTATGGATCGAGTTAAATGGAAAGATTAAGTCTTTATGCCAGTGGGCTGATGAACTAGGGATTAAAAGAAGTACTGTTCTGATGAGAAGGCATTATGGCTGGACTCCTGAAGATGCTCTACTAACTCCAATTGGACAAAAGAGGGAAAGTAGGATATAGCTATCATTTACCCATATGGATCTCTAAAGTTTCCGACTCCATTCTCTGATTCAACGATAGATAATATCATAGATCAGAATGGTGTTGTTGATACTTTCTTTCCAATTGACTTTGGGATGGATGATAAGAAGCTCATAGACAACATAGACAATAGGATAAATGATTCTAAAACCTACTACGATGATTCTAATAGTTTTAATCTAACTCAGAAGCGTGCAGTTAATCTTAGAATGTACCTCGGTATACAGTCCGACTCTTCTGACTATTACGAACAGGAAGAACCATATATAGAGAATCAACTACGTCCGATGATTGAGAGCGTTATATCTTATGTCACGGCTAGAGCACCATCATTCGATGTTACACCGGCGACTGATAGTCCGGAATCACGTAAGTTTGCTTCTAACTTAGAGAAATCTATGAACGCTCACTCAATTGAGTTTGACCTTAGAGGACTAGTCGAAGTGGGTGTGAGGCAGTGGATGTTAAACCAAGCTGCTTATATATCTCTAGAGTTTGATCCTGACTATGGTGACAACGGTGAGATCATACCTCACATAGTCCCTTGCGATGAGATCGTAGTCGACAAATACGCTCGCTATGGAGAGAATCCAGGATTTATAGCAGTCTACGAGACGCATAGTTTAGAAGATTTACTCTCTAAATATCCAGAGAAGAAGGATAAGATGCTATCCGCCATGGGAATAGAACGGATAGGTAAAAGGAATATTTCACGTGAGGTAGTTATCAGACGAGTTCATTTTACTTATTATGAGGATCGTAAACCTGCCGAGGCTGTGGCTGTTTACTTTGACGACGTAATGCTTGCTAAATACAAAGACATCAATTGGTTAGATGGTAGAGAGAACTTCCTTAAAGCCCCTATGAAGCCAATTATTCCTTTGAATGTTATCAATGATGGCAAGCACTGGGTTGATTTCAGCTCATTCGTAGACGATGCAATAACTATGCAGAAACTCTTAAACGTTAGGGGTAGGCAGATCAGTTTGAACGCCGATAGGTCTAACGGTACTGCCGTGATAGACGCTAAGAAGTCTGGTCTAACCCGTGAGGACGCAGAGAACTGGACTAGAGGAGCTAACCAGAGTCTATATCTAAAGAAGGCTAAAGATAATGCTGCCATCGACGATATGATTAAAATAGTTGACGGCCCAGATGTTAAACAATTCGTTCTCGAAGATAAACAGGATATGCGAACACAAATGGGAGTATTGATGGGCCAACCCGTAGACCAGTCAGGTGCGGATCTTGCTGGTGACGATCCTACGCTTGGACAGACTTTACTCAAAAAAACCGCCTCACAGGGCCGTCAAGACATGCTTGTGAGAGCAGTAGATCGTTGGATGTATTTGTATGGAAACTTCTTAGCTCAAATGATGTTTGTCTGGTATAAGGATGAACACTTCTTTCCTTTCCTAGATTCAGACGGTAGCTTTGAGAGAATTATTATAAAGAGGTATTACTTTGACGATGGTATGAGAGTCTCGGCTAAGGCTTCTTCGATGATCGCCTTTGATAAGAACAGAGAGCAAGCAATGGCTCTTCATTTCGCAGATAAACAGCAGATCTCTATGGTAGATGCTTATAGGATAGTAGGCTTTGAGAATCCCCAGAAGTTATATGATAACTGGGTTAAACAACAACACAGTCCGTTCGAGCTGGCTAAAGACGCTAAAGATGAATACGACTCTTCTGAGGCTTACGCCGAGTTCTTAGAGTTTATGAATGGTAAAGAACCTCAAGAGAAGATGAACCCTGATAAGTTCTATATCCTCACTCTTCGTAAGTTAATGATTAACGATAAATTCCTACGTGCTAAGAGTAAATACCAGAATGCCTTTACTAAAAGGGTCACGATGTATCTTGATTCTTATGAGTTAAGAGAGTCACTAGATCAATTGGGTCAAGAAGGATTAGATAAGCTACCGCCTCCAGGTCAACAGATACCTCCTCCAATGCCTGAACAACAGTTTGCCCAAATGATGCAACCTCCTCAACCGATGGCTCCTCCTGGGATGCCGGGACAGCCAGGTCCCCCCATGCCTCCAGGTATGCCAGGTCAAATGCCTCCTGGGATGCCGCCAGGAATGCCCCAACCAGGCCAATTACAACCTCCTCAAATGGGTCCGGCTATGCCCCCAGGTGTATTTAATGGGACGCCGTTAGTTAATCCTGCTCAACCGCAAACGCCGAGTGGTATTACATCTGTGCCTGGTTTGTGATATATTAATAAGATAAGTAAAGGATAAATTATGGCTGACTCAGATAGTCTCGCAGATTTAATCAACGACGTTCCTGCCGATTTGGCAGACGAAAATAAAGAAGATACAGAAGTTGTAGAGGATAAAGATGATTCTACTGATGAGGATACTACAACAGATGCTGATACCGAAGAGGTCGAAGAAGATGCTGAAGACGGTAAAGACACCGATGACGACAAAACAACCGATACTGATGAGGACGACAACGATGACTACATTACTCGAATAGAGGACGACGAGGAAGATACACCTGTCACTCCTCCTGCTCCTCCTGCACAGGGTGACGAAACTGAAGCTAAGTTTATCCTTGAGAAATTACAGAAGATACCTGTTAATATAATAAACGCTGCTGGTAAAGTTGAGACTGTCCAAGTCTACGGATATGGTGATCTCCCCCGAGACTACAAAGGTATTGCCACTCCTTACGAAGCCGGTGTATTCCAAGCTGCAGTCACGGAACAGCAAGCTAAGGCTCGTGACTTACAGAATCAATACCGTCAAACTCAAAGTCAAGATGCTGGTAAGAAGTGGGAAGCCGCTGAGAATAGAATGATAGCCGATGACCTAAAAGAACTACGAGAGGAGGGGATATTCCCTAAGTTCAAAGGCTCACCTAATACTAAAGAGTTTGATAACTCTGCCGGAGCTAAAGAATTCGATAGGGTAGTTGAGTTTATGAATAAGCGTAACGATGAGTATATCAAAGCCAATCAGGCCGGAAAGGCTTATAAACATATAGGATTCGCAGAAGCTTTTGATCTGTTGAACCCCGGTATACGTGAAAAAGAGAACGCTGAAGATCAAGCACGTCGAGGTGTAGCCAGGAAGTTAAAAAGCACTCAGGGAGCCAGAGCCGAAGGTAAGAAGGTAAGCAGCAAACCAGTGACTAATCTCACAGACCTAGAAGATGAATTTAAGATATTTACAGGAGCTAACGCATGATCAATACAGTAATTGCACTATTAGTTGAGAAGAACTTAATGACTAAAGAAGAGGGTGAATCTTTAGCTAAGAAATTAAGAGATGCAACACTACCAAGTGATTTCAATCTAGCCCATGCTCAAGTCAAGAAGTTCTTGAAGTCTATTGCAACTGATTTATAAAAACTATTGCATTGCTAAAATAAAGCATGTAATATAGGAATTAGACCTATGTCCCTCCTCGAGAGGGATTTTTTAATTCTAAGGAGAATATATGGCCGGAATTAGCTTCGTACAACAGATACAAGACTTCACTTATCAACGCATACTTCCTACGCTAGTCGATAACGTAAACAACTCTAACATTCTTTGGGCACGAGCCATGAGCAAGCCTGAAACATGGACTGGCCCAGTTATTTGGTCTAACTTTACTACAGCTAACTCTTCAACAGGTGGATTCTATTCAGGAATGGATGAGTTCTCTACCGCAGTTACTAACAATACTGTAAAGATGTTCTTTCACCCTGCAGCTTTCTATCAGTCAGTTGTTGTGCCTGGACTTGACCGTGCAGTAAATGCATCTCAAGGCAAACAAGCTATTTCATTGATTCTTCAGAAAATGGACGAAGCTAAAATTGGTGCTTCAATGGCATTAGGTTCAGCTATTTACGGAACTGGTGTTGGTAAAGCAATAGACGGTCTAGGAATCATAGTAGACGCAGGTACTAACACATCTACTTATGGAGATCTAACTCGAACATCTTACCCAGGAATAAACGCAGACGTAACCGCTGTACTAAACGGAATAGTTACTCTAGATTACCTATCAAGTGAAGCTGACAACGTTTCGGCTGCAGGTAACAACGAATCATACCCGACTATCGGACTTATGCAGGTTAACGTATGGCGATACATTGAAGGCATAATGCAGGTCATGCTTGGAGCTAGATACGAGACTACTCAAGTTGGTGGCTATGACCGTGTATCTGGAGGAATTCCAATCGGTACTTCAGCACGACCTGGTGATCCTAAACTAGGTGCAGGTGCAGGATTCAACTCTATCTCTTATAGAAACCGTCCTCTAGTTGCAGACAACCAAGCAACTACTCAGACATTCTTCTGGCTTAATGAGTACTGGCTACATGGCTCTCGACTTCTTCAAGATAATCTTCGCTCAATTGATTCCAACATAAAGATTACAGAGGGTACTCTAAAGAGTAATCCAATGCCTTCTTCATTCCAGTGGCGAGATATGATGAACTCGATCAACCAAAACGGTGAAATGGGTATCTTGCTCTTCGCAGGGAACTATTACTGCCGTCAACCACGTCGTCAAGGTAAACTAACTGGCATAACCAGCAACTAAGGAGTATATATGTTTCCACAATTACAAGGACAAGACCTAGGATTTCTCTACAACCAAGTAACAACTGAGAGTACACCAAACTCAACTGCTCCCTCTACTAACTTGGTCCCACTCGGTACTGTTGTATGGCTTGGTGCAGATAACGCTCGAAGAGCTTACAGATATGTACTTGTCGGAGGTACTTCCACTTACGTATCTGGTAAACTTCTTGTTGCAGCTGCTGCTCCTTCTAACTCCACAGGACTTGCTCTTCCTACGACTAACTCAACTACTCAGTTTAGTTCTGGATCTAGAGTTCTTTATGTTACTAACGGTGTCACAACTGTCACTGGTAACCAGTTCCAAGATGGTGTCCTAGAAGTGCTAGGTACTAATGGTATCGGTCAATCATATAGAATCGCCGGTAACACTGCTGATTCAGTAGGAAGTGCTCAAATAGAAGTAGATTTAGTAGATGGATTAAGAAACACCACTGCTCTTGCGAACGGAACTAACACTGTAAACTTAAGGGTATCTTCAAGCAACGCTCCTACTACTTCTACAACTCAAGCTCTACCAGTAGGCGTAACAATCATGCCTGTAGCTAACACTGCTTCAGTATCCTACTATGGTTGGGTACAAGTCTTCGGTGAATGTTATGTAGCCGCTACTTCTGGGACAAAAGGTTATCCAGTTCAGCAAGATATATCAACAACTGCTGGTAATGTTATTAATGCTGGTTCTGGAACTACACAACCTACATTCGGTATATTCAAAGAGTCTGCTTCTTCTACACTCGCATCTGTTTATCTGCAACTCATATAAGGAGAAATAAATGTCCAATTTTCTACTCGAAGGCCCTGGCGGACTCCCACAAGTTAAACTTGGTGGTGCTTTAAATACGAACAAGCCGGTTACTATTGGTACTGTCGATGGTGGATCATCTACTGCTACTCTTACAGTGGGAACTGGAGGCATTACAAACCAAGGTGTACTTACGACTGCTGGTATAGTTAATACGGGTACGTCAACAGGAACATTATCGAATGTAGTAACCGTAACGAGTACTACTCAGCTTACTCAATCACAATCAGGTTCTATAATTGTTCTTAATGCTGCTGCAGGATTTACTACTACATTACCTGTTACGCCAGTAGTAGGTACAAAGTTTACTTTCATGGTAGCAACTTCCGTCACTTCTAGTACGCTAAAGATTATTACAGGATCAGGTACACAACTCCTTCAGGGGGTCATTACCTCGGCTACCACTACAGCCTCAGTCTTTGAATCTGTTATAGGAACTTCTAATATCTCAGTAGCCATGAACGGTACTACAACTGGTGGATTAGTAGGTTCTCAATTTGAGTTTACTTGTCTGTCCGCAACTTTATGGCAGGTATTTGGTACTAACTTCACTTCAGGTACTACAGCCACACCATTTGCTACATCGTAGTATAATAAGAGTGTAGGTCAGGGCATGATAACCTAAGTTCTTTCATCACCCATTCATCAGGAACAACAAAAAAGATATTGTGACATGACATGCCTCATGTATAATCTACTTTATGACTATAGAACGACTTTTAGAACTTAAGAACGACGCCGAGAAGAGATGTACTGAACAGTTTAATATCGTAGAGGAAGCTAAAGCTACCCTCGAACGTATAAGAGGTGAGTTCCATGCTTTTGATTTCGCAGTTAATGAAGTCAGTCAGTTAAAGCCCGAAGAGAGTAAAACTCCCGTTTCTCCCGTAGATAAGTCTTCTTCTCCTCAAAAAACGCCCTCCGCTTAGCTTGGAGAGATTGTTCTCTTATTAATAAGTCTTTGCTTCGGACTTTATCATCATCTCTAGTTATAGACATTCCTTCTTCATATTCTTTGATCTCTTCAGCTAGTTTTCTTACTTTAGTGCGTTTTCCTTCTATATCTGTGTCGAGGATCGTTACAAGGTTATTATATTCAGTTTGTTTTTGATCTACTTGCTCGGCGATCTCTTTTATGTCCTCTTCTAAATCGATTAAATGCTTTTCGGCTTCATCAATTTTATTAAGACGTTGTGTATGTTTATCAGCAGCCAGTTCGATCTTTTTATCATAATCTTGCAGGATATAGCGTTTTGAGACGGATTTTTCGTCAAGATCAGTGCTTAAATCTCTTATTTGACTAATTAAGGATATTTTACTAGCGTCAAGATCTGACACTTCTCTTATAAGATCGCTCTTCTTAGAAGTTAATAGATCAACATCATTAGATAGATCTTTCTTAATACCGTCAAACTTCTCTTTGGCTTCTTGATAGGTTTTATGTTGTTCATTAGTGATCTCGCTCACTCTCTTCTTGTGAGTATGCTCAGCAGCATCTATCTGCCCTTGTAAGAGCTCAAGTTGAGTATTCTTAGCTTCTAAGGATTTATCGGCTAATTCAAGCTGTTTTTGCGTCTGCGAGAGTCTTGCCTGAAGACTTAACAGTTTCTTGCTTTGTTTGGCCAATTGTATCTCCTAACGATTGTAATGCTGCTTCTTTCATCATTTGAGGGGTTAGTTTCCCTAAGTACACACGTTTGATAAATCTTTCCTGGGCTTCAGGATCATCAAAAGCAAAGTTTCGTATATCCCTCTGATCTAGCGGATGCTCGACCGGTCCGACTTTCTTGGCAGTTACTTGTTTAAATAAAGCCTCGATCATTAAATAGGCACACCCTCCATCTAAGACATCAAGATCACCAGCTTCAATCCTCCACAGTTCTGGCTCTTCTCTGACGGTGATTTTAATATTGGAGTCGTCCTCTATCGTGTAAGATTCTTGATCTTCTCTTAGATAACGCCATTCTATGGGTGCATCGTCTACGTTCTGGACTTTGACAGTATCGTGAGGTTTAAAGTATTTTCTTAACTTCTCTCCAAAACTCTCTTGTATTTTAATTTCATCTTGGTTTACTGTGGGTGCATCGCTAGCTTGGGCGATTTTGGGCATAGTATATCCTTTACTTTATGTAACCAGTATACTACTATATTGTAAATATGGGCAAAACTCTCAAGAATCTAAGTAATGACCCGAGTAAATCTTACACTTTAACCGAACAGGAATTAGAATACTTGCAGAGTATGCATGACATGTTTCAAAAATGGGTAGATAACCTCCAACAAGCGGCTGCAAGCGATTACTTACATAATATTGCGGTTCACAGGTTTGGATATGCCCCTTTAACTGATCTAGGCTTCCAACTAGATACTTCTAAGAAAGAAAATAACCTGCAAATTGTAAACGTATCTAAATAGTTGTATCATTAAGATAGACTGAAGTCCCTTTAGGGGCTTTTTTATATTTAAGGAGTATTCATGGCAACAGTTGATAAACCTAAATCATCAGTAAGATTTAACACTTTTGGTGCTATGGCCTATGATGCTAACCATCAGCCTGTAGGGATATCTGCATCGACTAATTATTTTATGACTATAGATGCGACAGGTACACCTCAAACGTCTCCTCTATCTGTTACTACGGGGACCACGACTCTAGTAGTTCCAGTTGCTGCCGTTGATGTTGTTCTCTGTGGATCGGCTGCTTTCAGCGTAAGCGAAGATCCATCTATGGGCGGAGCGTTCTTAGTCCCCGCTAATACGCCTACTATGTTTCCCTGTATAACTCCAGATATAGATAACGCTACATCAGGTGTTGGAGGGATTTACTTAACTACTGCGACAACTGCGTCGGTGTCCTTTCGTTTTGATTGTGTTTGATATATAAGGAGATTTAATGCCAAAAATTAGTCAATATCCAGTAGTAGACTCGATCGCAGGAAGTGATTACTTTTTGATTGATACTTATCCCATAACTCCAAATTCAGTCAGTATCGTGACCAAACAAAACGCTTTAGTAGATAGTGGTTCACAAGTTTATAATGTCAAGGCTTATGGAGCTACGGGAAATGGTACGACTGATGATACGGCAGCTATAAATGCTGCGATTACTGCCTGTCCAACTGGCGGTATTGTTTTATTCCCACCAGGGACTTATGCTACTAGTT